TCACGCTGCGGGTTTTTCAGGCCACTGAATATCTGGCACGGTGATATCCAGCGCGTTCAGCGTATCACTGTAACTCAGCCAGGCATGCAGGGTTGCGGTTTCTGAATCACTCAGTTTCATGCCCACCAGGATTTTTGTCTGCCATACAGAAATGGTCGGGGCGATTTCTGACAGCAACAGCCGCCGTTGATTTTCTGCTATCGCCAGCGGGTCCAGTTCTGGCAGTTGTTCAATACGCGGTCCTTTCTCGTCAAATATCCCCACGAATCCATCGGGAGGATTAAAAAACGCCAGATAGTCAGCCTCGCTCATCTCTTGCAAGTCAGCAGGTAGTGAGCCAGCCGCTTCATACGCAGACAGCATACCGTTATCGAGGTAAAATCCCTGCGTGCTGATACTGTAAAAATATTTCATATCAATACCCCACCACTCTTATATGAAAATAAGGGATCCAGCCTGTCTGAGGAGTTTTAACGCTGACGGTTAAATATGTTGTCAATAGACCACTGCCATCATCTTTATCTCTGGATACTTTAACGTCAGCATTGTATCCGGGGTGTTGATTTCCAAATCTGTCACCCGAAATAGACGCAATGGCAGTTATAATGCCGTTTGGTAATGCGGCGGGGAGCGGAATTTTATAGTAGTGCGTGTAATACGTAATACCTCCCACTACCGAAGGGTTATACGCCCCTATTGCGATGCCGCCACCTATGAGGAAATCCATTTGATAAATATCGCCAATTTTTATCACGCTGGAGTTTGTTCCTGACCTGACATAGGTGATACCCAGATTGGACAGCGCGGCGTTTCCGGTTGTCGCCCCGGTCCCTCCCTGGTTAACAGGGACTGCACCACCGCTCTTGGTTGCCATATTGTCAGACAGATATTTCCATGATGGGCCGGTGAAGGTGGTGCCGTCTGGCAACTTCACTGTGATGTTTCCGGCGGCGCTGTAAACCTGCTGCCAGTTTTGCTTGTCGTAATTCAGACCGCGTAACGCCTCTGCGCTTTGCGCCACCAGCGCTGCCGTAACCAGATTCATTGCAACGCGCGGGATGGCAGACCAGGCAGATCCAGATTGCGTTGGCCCGGTGAAAATACTGACGAGTGTCAGCGAGGTATTACTGTTTACTGTCTTTATCGGTAGCGTGTAAGGAACACCGCCTACGGTCACAACGATGAAATCACCAGCAGCCAGATCGGTCGTAAACGTTGTGCCTGCGCCAGTCACCGCCGCAGAATTATTGGTAAGGGTTAAAGTTCCGGCAGACATGCGCACTCCTGTTATCGGGTATAAAAAAACCCGCCGAAGCGGGTTATTATTTTTTAGGTTGGATACAACTCGAAGAGATGAAGTTATTTTTACTAACCCAGCGCCAGCCAAACGGATATCCGGCGCGGTACTCCGTCTGGTTGTTTTGTTTGCGAACGCCATAAATCTGAACGGTATTTTCCTGACCGCCAATGATGGCCGTGGCGCTGCAAATCGGTTCCTGTTTCTCAAGTACACCAGCGCAACCAGACAGCATGATAGCGCCAGCCACACAAATAATTAGCTTATTCATTTTGATGGTATCCAAAGGTATTCATGAGGATAGACGATACCAACACTAACCTGATGGGTATAATTGATTAGATAGATCAATTACTTGATATTGATCGCTCAAAACGATCAATCAGTCATAGGAAGCTGTATTTATCGCAGTCAATGAGATGCCGGTATTTGTCCCGCCGCCCGGTGAACCTGTACCGGTTGAGGTTCCTCCAGCGTTTATCCTCGTATTAGTCCCGTCAAATCTGCATGCCGAATATGCATTGATTGTGTAAACAGTAGGAGGCTGGGTGGAATTATTCACGATTATGGTCTGACCAAGCTGTGCAGGCGCGACAGCCCATGACCCGCTCAGCGTCTGGTCAATGTTAATCCCGCCGTTTGTACCGGGTGTACCGACTGTTTGCAAGTCTGACAACACGCGAGACTCATTGGTCAGCACAAGTTTTGCGGTGGCATCCCATATAGCAAATCCCCATTTCGGTAATGTCTGCGGAAATACGGCAAACACGTATACCGTCAGGGTAAAGCTCTGGTTATAGGGGTTAACCCCGCCAACATATATGTTGCCACCATTCCTGTAAGACATAACAGGCGTCGGCTGTGCTGTGTTAGTGGTTTTAATAAATACCATAACAGGATAACCAGCGTTCAATGCAATATTCTGTGCAACCTGCTGAGAACTGCCGTTAGCGGATGAATTAAAGGTGTACTTTCCATAAAGACAAAAAGGCGTTGATTGTGGCGTAACAAAGGGATTCCCGTTGTCCATTAATATCATCGCGCCAAATTCGGCCATTATACTTTCTCCATGAAAACAACTACTTCACACTTTGAGGCCGGGTAATTCCCCAGGCCTACAGCAGACGCAGTTGTTACGGTAATAGTGTTCCCTGACGCTACGATTCGTCGGCCCACGCTGCTTCCTCCTTCATCAAGTGAAAGAACAAAGCCGACTTTCATTCCAGAGGGCACCGTAAAAGACCAACTGCCGGAGTTCTGTCCGGCAGTCAGTTGTATACGCCCAACAACGGAAACAGGCTTGATGCCATAGTTATTGGGTTTTCCCGACGCATCCCAGGTTTGTATACCCCATGACATTAAAACACCCCTGTGAGTTTGCCGATTTGCACGCGGAGAACGCCATTCGAGTCCCTGATACTGTCAGTGACGTTGGTCGATTTTCTTGCCCCCTGACCGTCACTGCCGTAGTTTTCCCAGGTGCCACCTTTATCAAGTTTCCAGCCAGCGGAACCCGCCACGTAGTTATTTGACTGGATGTAATTACCAATCTTCGCATTATCAATGCTGCCATCCTGAATGAACCCCGAGCTGATAAATACTTGTCCGGTATATACAAAGAAAGCTGCCTGATAATTTCCGGGATCGCTCCCGGAATAGATACCAAACTGGTCAGCAGCAAACACAACGGTGGATCTGTATGTGCTTCCTGA